CTCACTCATTCTAATAGCATCTATTGCGATATACTCCCATCTTACCACGCGAGATCCTTCTCTATTCCAGGTACCAATCACTGCCATACCACCAAACAGCTCAAAGTCAAAGGTCATTCGCTGAGCTATCTCATTCATGTCGAAGTCAGCGAAACTATTAGCTAAGAACTGAGTAGCATCACCAGATACAGTCTGCAATCCTCCTCCTGCTATGTAGTAGGTCTTGTTCTTCAATATACCCTGGTGCCAAGCACTACCCTGTAGCAGCTCTATCAAAAAGAAAGGATAGTCATTTTTCTTGCCCCATTTCATGAAGCCTCGCTGCCTGTCCTTCTCTTCTACTGGCTTTTGATACTCTTTGCTCAGTGATATACTTGTCAGCTTATTCATAGATGTTATTTACTATTGTTGTGGTATACTCATTCGCAGGGCTACTAGTCTCATAAATATGCGCTCTACCTTCCTCACATAGAGATGTGGCAAGCGCAGGATCCAAGTTGCTAGAACTGTTCTGCTCATATATCTTATAGGTATAGTATCCAGCATATGGGAATGTAAGGTCTACACCATCAGTTAATTCAAATTCATCATACCTTGCAGTGCCGGTACTTATATTAGTAAGGATGCAGTATACCTTTTCAAAGGACTGCTCATGCATAAACTCAAATAGCCAGTATGGACTATTCAGAGTCTTCAGCTCTGTCACTGTCACTATCAGTGTGCTTGTCTGATTCCTTTCTAATCTTAGCATCTTCCTTCTTTATTACTTTAATCTTTGGCTCTGTTGCATCAAAGATATGTAAAAGACCTAACTTGATGTATAGGTCCTCTTTGCCTTCTTCAATCACAAAGTATCTATTGAGCACCTGGCTCTTTACTTTGGATCCTATTAAATGCTTTTTTAATTTCATAGTGCTAATTTACAAAAAAAGGGAAAGGGAACACCCCTCTCCCTTCTTATGATGGAAAACAGCTATTAAACAGCTGGAGATTGCTGAGTCAATAAGTTAGTGATGATAGTAGGATCTACATCAGGCACCTCATTATTCTCTAGTCCTGCCAAGACAATTACATGCCCCATTCTGTCTGATTTCAATACTCCAGATGAATACTCAGATGCATCATTAACTTGGAGACCTTCATCAAGACCAAGGGCAACATAAGTGCCATCAGCTTTCTCAACCAAACACACAACCTCATTCTGTGCAAGAAGGTGAATCTCTGCGCGGAGCTCCTTTGTGTCTGATGCTAGGATCATATTCAAAGTTTGCTCATACCAAAGAGTACCGTTCTCTTTATTCACTCGAATAGGTGCAGTGTAGGATGACAGATTGCTTTTCAGCTTGTACTGGAATACCTCACCAGTGACAGTCAATGTTGTGATCTCATTGTTTGTCAAAGTTGGTCCAGTTGCAATTGCGCTAAGTGGGAATAAGATCACAGACTTGATACCACCTTTTCCGTTGGTACATGTTCTGTCATTGTATCCCGTTGTCATATTACAGCTCACGATTCTTTGCTTTAAAAGTTTATGAAAAGGGAGACCGAAGTCTCCCGGTTAATTTTAGTTAGGTGAACCAGTTCCGTTCCACACACCGATCTGATCCAAGAATGGAACCTGAACTCCTGCGCGGAATTTAGAACGTACATAGATCACATCATCATCCTGAGAGTACCACAAGTCATAGTTATCGAAGTCTGAAGTCAAGTCAGTTCCGAATACGAAATGAGTAGCACGACCAGTGTAGATGTTATCAAGACCATTCAATCCTGGTACTTTAACCACTCGCATGTCAGTTCCTGGCACGATGATCTCCTCCATTGTAGCGATCTGTGCAGGGCTGTAATGGAAGAAGTTTAAGTCTACCAAGTTCTTCATCAAGAAGTTGAAGTTCTCACGACCAGCGAAGCATACAAAGTCAGTTGACTCAGCTACAGCCTCAGGAGTATTAGAGAAACACTCATAGAATACATCATATGCATTAGATGCATCAATGCTAGCAGTAGCTGAAGTATTCAAGTTAACACATCCGTTACCAGTAGTCAAGAACTGACGGTATCCGTTCATCCACTGAAGGTTACCAGTACCAGTTGCTTTGTTACCTTTCCAGATTAACTTGTCAAGCTCAAGAGCGTGAAGTTGCAAAAGGTAGTTAGTGATCTGTGCTTCAAACGGCAAGGACTTATCTTCAGCTGATGCACCTGGAGCAAGAGCTAACTGTGTCCAAAGACCATCAAGGTCTTTCTGGCAGAATCTCTTCATGTATCCAAGAGTCTCAACCGCGATAGCGCGATCTGTGAATACTGTGTCACCATCAGGGGACATTTCACAGTCTCCAGCTTGGTAAACGATTGAATCATCAAGAAGTTTGATCTCTTGAGATCCTTTAACACCTTCTTGAATTGTAATGTAGCGAAGCGTTTTAGCTTCAGTGACTGAACGTGTGATCAGGTCCTCTCTTTGCTCATCTACATAAGCAGCAAGGCCAGATACATCATAGTCAAATTTCGATTTGATGAATTTTTTTAGTGACATCTTATCCTTTTATTTGCGATTTTAAAAATACTTGTCTAGCAGTCAGGGAGCTAGTTACCCGTGAGAATTTTTCACCTTCTGTAGTGCCATTAGATGGAGCTGACTTGAATGCATCGAATTCTGATTTCATTGCGCTCATCTCTGTGCGTAGTGTCTCATTGTCGCTCACAATAGTTTGGATCATTTCTCCTAGGCTTTCGACTACCTTAGAGAATGCCTCCATCTTTGTGGATACGATTGATTCCACTTGCGCAGCACTTAAAGCTTCTGGAGCTACCTCTTCAGCAGCTGCTTCTTCTGCATTAATAGCTGCGATCACTGCTGTAGCGAGATCATAAGCCTGGTCCATCTCTAGTCCAAGTTGTGCAGCTAATACCTCAGAAGCTTTCTCCAAAGCTGCAGGCATCTCCTCAGCGTCAATAGCTTCGAATGCTGATGCTGCCTCAGGACTAGCTGCTGCACGCTCATCAATAATCTCTACTACTACACCACTTGCATCTGTGATGATGCTAACTCCTTCCATCTCACCACCAAGTGCATGAGTACCTTCGGGAGCAGGGATCTGCTCACCATCAGCAACAACATATACCTGTGTGCCAACAGCAAGATCTCCCTCATATGCGATTGCAGTACCATCCATAAGAACTCCCTCTCCAAAAGCTTGAGGAGAAGAGGAGAACATAGATTTCATCTCTGCAATAGCATCCATTACTTTCTTGAAGTTTTCGTTCATCTTTACTGTGTTTATTTATTATGTTTACTTGTTCCAATTACCTTACGTAGATCTTCAAGCGCAGTGAATATCTGCTTCATCATCTCAGTCTCTACAGTTCTACTTGTCTCACTTAGATAGAAGGATCCCTCAATACTGAATCCTGTCCACTCCCCTGCCTTAGCCTTCTGCCATATATCATCATTGAGGACCTTATAGCTAACTATCCAGGATCCGTCATTCACATCATGGAAACGCTCTGGCTTAGTGAATCCTTTCTCCTCATCTACCTGGTAGCTGTGAATCATATAAATGCCATCCACTACCTTTCCTGCATTGTGCTCCAAGTTCACGTTATTAAAGTTTTGCCTGCGAGCATAGTCAACGATGATATTCTTGATTGCCTCTTTAGTGAATACTACATAGTATTCCTCATTGCTGTTCTCATCATACCGGTAGATAGGAGTATCAGCAGAGATAGCCACACCAGTGATAACTCGCTCCTCTTCATTGAACTGGTAACGCTTGGCCTTGCTGAAGGTCTGATAGCTTATCTCATGAGCAGGATCTGCTACAAGTGAATTGAACTCTACAGTTGTTTCTGCCTCATCAAGATCTATATAGATCTCATAGACTGGTAGTTCTCTTTTCATATAAAGAAATATGTATTTTTGTTCCATGAAGTACGTATACCCTTATAGGAGATCATGTAGTAAGTTTGATACTCTGCATCATTCAATAACCTGGCTTAAGCTGTTTGATCCGCAGGCTGAAGTCTACATAGTTGGAGATCCTCATCCGGATGGTATACATATACCTATCTCAACGCTGCCAATCAGAGGCTGCGATGTGACTAATAAGATGATGCACTTTGCCTGGCATTACGCAGGCACCTTCTGCTATATGAATGATGATTTCTTCATTGGTCCGAACTACCGCTTTGATAGAATACTAAGCAATGGAGATCTAGTGATCAATGACCGGCATGCTCCTACGTATCAAGAGGCCATGCAAAACACCATTGACTTTCTCAAGTCAGTAGGCAAACCCATGGTGAACTTTGAATGTCATCAGCCCATACTGATGGACTCAGATAAGCTGATAGGACTCTTTGACCGCATCACATGGAAACAGCATAACCACTTTATCAAGTCAATGTATTTGAATTACTACGGATGCGAGCATACGCTAGGTGAGAATCTCAAAGTAGCCAATGAAATAATAAAGGCCCAGGAGTTCCTGAGCCTATATGGATCCTTTAGCACATCTGATACCTGGTTTAATCAGAAAGCGCAGCGTGAGTACATTACCAAACGCTTAGCTTATTCTGCATAGCCACCTTGTTCTGAGTGCCAGTAATATCAGACTCCAGTACGTATACTACTCCTTGATTGGTCTGTGCTATGAGCTCAGCTGTGTTCTGCTGCTGTGTATTCAAGTTAGCATTCGTACCGGCACCGCCTAATTCCCCTGCTGTAGCTCCTGCTGTCACACCTCCTCCAGTATCAAGAGATGGCGCAGTGCCAGACTGATACTTTTGCGCTGCAATAGCTGCTATCTGCGTAGCTCCAATGATGGAGGCTGATGCAATAGCAGCAATACCGGCAGGAGATGGAGGAGGACCAAACTGAGCAATACCCTTGACTATGGCAGTAGCTGTGTCAATAGCTACCTGAGCAATGCGCAAAGCCTTGTCTCTTTCAAACTGCTGTTTCTTGATCTTCTCTACCTCATTAAAGTTCTTGAGCTCTATGGCATACTTAGCAGATGCATATTTCTTGTCAATCATCTCACGCTGCTCTGCTGTCAAGCTGCTACTGCTAAGCTCTGCCTCATGCTGTTTCTCTAGTGTAGCTATCTGATCATCTGCAGCTGCCTGAGCATTCTCCATCCTGGCATTCTGCAAGTCATTCACTGCTGTGTTAAATGCGCTGATCTGATCAAAGACCATCTGTGCTGTTTCAAGCATTTGAGTTACACCAGCAAGCTGCTCCTCTCTAGACTTAATCTCTTGCTCCTTGATAGCATCATTCTTGGCCTTATTCAGCTCAACCACTTTCTTGTTGTATTCATCCTCAAGCTTGAGCTGTGCTTGCATGTATTCATCAGCTGTGATCACATTGAGCTGCAGTGCTTCACCAAGTGCTTGGCTCTGCTCTGCTTGCGCATCCTCAAAGTCATATAGCTCACGCTGGAACTCATCAGCCATGAAGCTACGGAAGTTCTTATATAACTCTAGTTTCTTTTGCTCTTGCTCTGCTCTCTTAGCTAGCTCCTCATCAAAAAAACGCTTATTGATAGCAGCTATATCAGCATTGAGTTGTGCAGCCACTGCCTTTTCTAGTTCAGCATTCCCATTAGCTACCTGAAACTTTTCATCATAGCTCATGACAAGCTCCTGGATCTCCTTCTCCCTAGCATCCTTCATCAGTGATACCTCAAGAGCAAACTGCGCATCCATCTGAGATATCCTGTCCTCATTCGCTTTAACTTGTAGATCATAGAGCTCCTTGAGTCTCGCCTTCTCTGCTTCAGCTGCAGCCTTCCTTCTCTCCTTGGCTTTATCTGCTGCCTCCTTCTGTCTGTCAGCCTCTGCCTTATCATTTGCAATACGCAATACAGTCAGATCATCTAGATTCTTCTTGTTCTCAGCATACTGCTCACCAGCTAGTTTCTTATTCTCTTTTATATTCTTCACTAACTGGATAGCTCTATCACTATCTCCTTTACCTAAATCAAAGAGAGTCTGAAGCTCTAACCTATATCCTTTTATCTTCTGATTCTGAAGCTCCAGTATAGCTCTACCTGACTTTAATGCAGCAGCGAGCTTACGCTCTTCCATCTGTTCAGTATTCTTGCCTGCAGCTTGTGACATTCTAATCTCAAGAGTATAGTTGTCCTCTGTAGCCTTCATCTTCTGTCTCTCAGCTGCTATCTTCTTCTTGGTCTGTATCTCAATGATTTCAGTAGTAGTCTGAGCATTCTTAACTGCATTCCTG